CGAAACTTTGGAAGGTGTGCGCCAACTAGTCGTAGGGCGAGCCAGTTAGCGAGCGTGTCCACGATTGAAGTAAATGGCGAACCGCTCGGCACACCGTTGTTGATATGCCAGATTCCCCCTTCGGGGGTAAGCAAGTTGTATGAAAGGATGGATGACGCAACGGATACTAGATGATTGTCCGAGATCGTGTTGGGGGCATAACAGCACCAGGCGAGCGCTAAGGCCGCGCGCTTCATTTGGAAGCGTACAGTGCTATCAAAATTGCCCCAGTCGAGCTCGAGGACTTTATCAGTCCGTATCTGTTGCATACGCTGAGCGAGCGAGCCACCGAATGCGGGCTCACCCAGCAAGACTACTCCGGCCGTTTCCACAAATTGTGTGGTAATAGGCTCTGCAAACACGCCAACGTACCTAGCCCAGAAGTCTTCTGGGGCCTGTACTAAACGCGATTTAAGTCGCTCACCCCAAGGTTTGGCGTTGCGTTTGGATCGTCCCATGGCTGCCCAAACGGTTGGGTCCAATTGAGGACCTTCTTCGGAGATCCTACGGAACAGCTCACGGGACTGAAGAGAGGTTATCGGGTATGCCTCAAGTTTGTTACTAAGCATAACCGAAGAGTACACACCAGGGTAAGCGGAGGGGTTGAGGTGTGTCTCAGCAGTATCGCCACAACTAGGAAAGCCAATATGTCGTAGCTGTAGCTCATCTCCAAACTCCTGGACGATTTGGCAAAAGTCCTGGAGATGGAAATCGGTGGCAAGGGGGGAATCTAGCGCGGTTTGCACCACACTAAAGTTGGAATCCCACGATCCTCCCATAACGCACTCAGTGATACCGTCGCACGCAGGTGCCAACGGGTCAAATTCCTCCATCAACTCCACATCCGTATATGGGAGCGAAAACACTTGAGGGCGATTGGGGGCGCGAGTACGTGGAATAGTTCCAACAAAATACCCACCAGATCCTTCTTCAAGCCGTTCTTTAAACCGAAGTTGAGCGAACACATCGCTGGCTTTGAAGACTTTAGAGATAGTAGTCTGCTCAAAATGAACCGGATGACCCAAGCTATAGCGTGGCAACGTCTTACATACCACCGCGTCACCGCTTGTTCGTAAACTCGAATCTTTTTCCAAGCGAGCCGTCGCCCCTTTGGATGCCATATACTGGAGCGACCTCCGAATATACGACGCCGGATCCTTGAGAGCAGCCGCGTACTCGTCTTCGTACGCGTTCAAGACGCACACCTCGGTTAGGTTACCATGGCGTCTTTGAATTCTATCTGCCTCTAAATGATACTGCTCTACCTTTCTCTTCAGGTAGTCTCTAGCTCTTTTATCGTCTGAAAACGTGGGTTTGAACGTAGTTTCCTGTAGTGGAAGCTCGTGTAGTAGTCGCGTAAAATAGGC